GCCAAGTGATTGGTGTATGCAATTTGGAACACCCATAAAATAAAAAGGATCGCAATTGCGACCCAGTATTTGAATTTCCATAAGGCTATGAGTATTGGCATCACTGCGCCTCCATACATTTTTGATAACGCTCTTGCTGACGAACCCAAACGCCATAGCAGCCGTTCTTACGAATTGAGCAATCTTTCTTGGCAACATACTTCCACTTCAAAAGAGACTTACACGCCTGGACATACTGTCCTGCTGTCAAGTTACGAAGCATGGAAGATTGATTCCAATTGGCTTGGCCAAAGTTGTAAGTAAAGTCGAGATAAATGTCATATTCAATCTGAGACAATTTCACTCCCGGCATAGATTTACGAAAAGCCACTTCATCTTTGGCCACATGTGCCTTTGCCCATTCCAAAGCTGTTTTGCGCGTAATCGGTGGATCAGTCATTTTGATTGGCTGACCATTCGGTTTTACTGTTGAGCCAATACCCTGAGTTACTACACCGCCGCTGTCTTTGTAGGGTTTTGCCGAGTATCCCTCATGCAATTCTAAGGACGAAAAAAAAGCAGCCGAAGCTGCTAATCCCATCACCCAATATTTAGTCTTTGACATCACATCGCCCCTGCAATTTCTTCATTTTCATTTCTAAATCATGCAGCTCTTGTTCGCGCTTATCTTTACGTTTCTGAAATTGGCGATTCGATAGGAAATTCATGAAGCTAATAATCAAACCAGCCAAACCAATTCCAACACCAATTAAAAAACCCCAGTCCCATGTTGCTGCCCAGGATACAAGTGTTACCCCTGTACCTGTTGCTGTAGTGACTTTTCCTGCAATCGCTGCTGAAGTTTCAGCAACTGCAGTTGTTGTTTCAGACATGTCCTTCCCCCCAAATTTTTGACATAAAAAAACACCCGAAGGTGCTGAATGTTAAACAAGCTTTAAACTCCTATCATTTTACTTGCATATGTAGACCAGTTTGTAGCCGCTTGATATGTAGCAAGAGCTGAAGATGGAACCTCAATAATGCAGCCAGCAGGTAACTGGCTGAATGTTGTTGGAGTAATAGTTGGTGGTGCGGAGCTGTTCATTTTAATTTTTGTTAAAGCCAATAGTCCTGCAAATGCACCTGCTGCAATGTTTGTAACAGAGGCTGGAATATTTAAAATTTGAAGCTGTTTCCAATTCGCAAAAGCATTAGCCCCAACAGATGTAAGTATATTTGGTAGTGTTAAGCTTGTTGCAGCAACCCATCCATTGAACGCATTATCAGCGATAGTTATTACAGAATTCGGGATAATTAGACTTGCCATTCTATTCCACCCGTAAAATGCATTGGATGGTATGTTTGTTAGGCTACTTGAAATTGTTAAGCTTGTTGCTGATGTCCATCCGTAGAACGAGTTGCTCCCTATCGATGTAACTGAGTTGGGTATTGTTAAGTCAGTCGCTGCTGACCATACATAAAATGCGTTCTGACCGATTGTTTTTACAGATGATGGTATGTTTACAAATTTTGATGATGCCCAACCATGAAATGCATAAGCGCCAACATCTGTGACACCATCCTCAATTGTTAATCCTGTTGCAACATAAAACATATTATAATTATTTGCTGATGCAGCAAACGCATAGTTATTAATTAATCCACTTAAGCCTGCTATCGTAATATTTCCGATATTTATCGGAAAATTTGATGAATTCCCACTAAACCGAATATTTCCACCGCCCGTTGCTTCGCTAGGAGCATACAATTCAATCGATTTTGTAGCGCCATCTTTCGCTGCTGTCACTGTGACCTTTTGACCCGCTGTGTAATTTGATGAAAAAGGGACTGTAAAGTCCCCATTTGAATCTGCTGTCGCTGTATAGGTCGCCATATTTACTCCTCAATATTAATCGTAATGATTGCCCCTGCCTGCGCTTTTCCACGAATGCCCGAGCCGTCGGCAATCATATTTGCTTGTAAAGACTCGTCTACAACTACGGTCACACTGGCTACTGGCACCGTATTCCCTGAAACTTGAGATTTTGTTGCAGTCGCAGTTAAAATTAGACTAGCTGCTTCGACAAAGAAGGCATGTTCAAAAATTTGATTTGATGCATAGCCATCGCGCACCGACCATAGTCTCAACGTGTGTGCCTTGTTCGCAATAAGAACTGAATGCAGGATTGCCACTGTATTAACTGTGAGATTGGAACCTGAAGCCAGAATCACGTTATTGGCTTTTAATTCATAGCTATACGTCACTCCTGCCTCAATAGTTACCCCTGCATCATAGAAGCCCAAAATCGAACCGCCTGTTTGCTGTGCTCGATTGCGATCCACCCAAGTCAGCACAATGTCATTCGTGACAATCATGGATTCTGGATAGTAGACATCATTAAATTTCACATTGGCTGGTGGATAAGGGCGAATTGCACGTGCATTCATTTCAACTGGAATTGATCCGCCTTGCTCAAGTACACCAGATGGTGTAGTTGTGAGTGCGGACACCAGTACTTCTTCACCTGAAACGTATTCAGTTTGATCGTATGCAACATCATCACCGCAGAAGTACAACTTTGTATCATCACCCCATTCCTGCGGTATAGAATCCAAAGCCCCGCGTTTTACTGAAACAACACCCGTGTATGGATCAACGCCTTGAAATACCATCCATTCTCCAGATGTGCCAATCCAATCACTGCCACATTTGATCAATGTACCAACTGGCACATCTGCAATCTTTTTCCAATTTTTAACAGTAAAACTGGATGAAATTCGTGAAATAATTTGATCTAAATCTGCCGTTTCTGAATATTGAATTGAACCTGCGCGTTCCCATGCATCCCCATTATTTGTCATCATCACTGCATAAAGCGAATTTGTTTGCGGCCTTTCAGCAACAACCCCGACTAGCCCAAAATCATTGTCATAAGCAAGCTCTTCATCAGTCTTACGTTGCCCAAGTGCCCTCACAGCAAAATAATACGGAAACTCAAACGGTTCATACTGACACGGTAGCGGTGGCTGTGGTTTGACATCAATTTTGTCATCAATCACGATTGTTGACGTTAGTTCATCCGAAAACGGAACAACTTCAACAAAATCAATGCTGACTGTATTGTCCATCCCATCACCTAAATTGATACTCATGATGCGCACAGGCAAATTCACAATCCCTTTTCTTGACCAATTTAACTTTACAATGTCATAACGATTCCATTTTCGCGCATCATAGAATCCTGTAGTGAAAGCACCTTTCCAGCAGGGCGCAGTCATCTGTTTGAGCTTCCACTGCGCTACCACTGCTGCATTGCGTTGATTCATGAAATATGGAAAATCTGCGGCTTCAGCATTGACACGCCCCTGCATATTCTTGATCGATGCATTTTCAGAAACCGAAAATGATGCATCTTTGATATTTTCACGGTCGTAGTAACTCACATTGAGTTGATTCACTACTTCATCTGCATTTTGCACTTCAAATGAAATAGACTTAATTTTGCTCTCAGCGAGTGTGTGAATTTCATCATCTTCAAACCAGTCGTCACGAAACAAAACTATTTCATATAGTTCAGTTTGGCGATTAACACGAATCCCTGCCTCTATATGTGAGCAAAGTTCGTTGATCGCATCGATACATGTTTTTTCAGTAATCGCCCACGAGATTCCTAAACCTTCATCCCAAATTCGATCTGCTGCTTTTATAAAATTGGTGTCGTTCACATCCGATTCAGGCTTGTTCATTGCTGTGTCGTCTGTAAGAATTTCACGTATTTTGTGGATTGGATTTATATCACCACTACTATTAGCATCTGCATTGCTTTGAAAATGCAGGACTTCTGTTGAATATCTGATATTTATAAAACCAGAAAGTTGAATGGCGTCATCATGGAGCGCTGCAAAATATATTGCACTTTGTTGATCATTGATTATGACTTCAATTTCTCTTGTATATGAAACAAGTGTCTCACTTGACGGTTTGTTACCTGTATCGCGTATAATTGACATACCGCTAATAGCAACAGTCATTTCGCAATAACACGCAATATTAAATCTAAGAGCAACCCCAACATTGCCACTATAAGTACATCTAACTTGAGTACCATTTTTTGCATCAAGCCAGTATTTGTTTGCATTCGTGACAATCCACGAGAATTCATCCATGACACTATGCATAGCCGTATAATCTTTATACCCTGGTGCTTCGCCATAATATGAGCTCGTTTCGATGCGTGTTGAATTTACAAACCCAAAAACTATATCTTCATACTTTTCCTTAATTTTAAAATCATCAACATCTACCTTCTCATCATACCACTGGCCAGTTCCATCATTCTTAATGTGAATTCGCTTTGGCCACAACAACATCTCTTTCATGTAACCTGAATTGCCGAGATAGAAATCTTTAAATGCAAGATAAGACTGAAATGGATAAGCTAATGGTGGTAAGTCATTTTCAGCAAGATAATCTGTGTAAAAAGAGACTGGCATAGGATTGGCTGTGCCATAACGTGCATGGATTTGTCCTGCAATGCCTCCCTCATTTTCCCCAAACAAATTTGGTTTATTAATCGTTCCAACATCCAATGGATTACCCTGATCATCAAGTAATGGGATTGCCCATCCCCGCTTATCAAAATTAATGCCAAGCAATTTTTCAATCGGATTACCAATAAACAAAAGAAAATTGGCAAAGTATTGATAGCCTGTGACTTGCTTACTGCTCCCGCCCATTTTTTACATACTCCACAACTTGCTGCGCCATTGCATCATTGGTCTGCTCGACAATTTCAAGATCAATTCCATGTTCTAGAAAGTCTTTCCAATCCCAACCTTTTGCCAAAAAAAATGCCCGCGATCCGCGAGCACACATCTGGGTTTTGCGCAAATCAGACATATAGATTTTCATTACTTACCTGACTTGGATTTAATTGGCGTAGTTCGTTGCCCCCAAATATGCGTCATGTTGCCATACATGTGCGGACTTCCCGCAATGTCTGAAAATGAAGTTCCTTCATCTGCAATCGTTCCATCCAGTTGATTAGCCTCTTGCTTATTTTTCTTTTGCATTTTGCGCATGGTGTAGTAGCTATATGCTGCTGTAGCCACCATCAACGCAAGCATCGCGTAAATTACCCAAGGTGCAATAACCATTTGACTCTCCTCATTTAATTAATTGCGTATAAATTGGGTTGCTATTCGGAATGAATGGATGCCCAGCAAACCGTAAATTATTGGCAAATTTCTCATGACACATTTTCAAAGACTGATCACAACCTGGTGCGACTCGGACGACATCACCGACTTGTAAACCAATATGTTGCCGATACAACTTGGCACCCGTACCTGATCCTGTAATCAGTAATGTGTGCACACTATCTTTGACCAATAATCCGAGATACAAATAGCCATCTGGGTAGGTTTTGGTATCCATCACTGGATCACCATCTTGATAAGTAGGATTGCCTTCACCATCTAGAACTGGGTTACTCTCACCATCCAAGACAGGAACTTGCTCAAAGACTGGATCGCCATTCTCATCGATAACTTGAGTCGGGTTGACTGTGAATGTGATGTTCAAATCGCTAATCGCGGTGATGGTCACATCAAAGGACCATTGTTCAAAAGAAAGACCGCAGAAGCGGTCATAAATTGAATTTGGGCATGTGGCCTGAAACTTCCGCGTTAGAATATTGCG